ATAATAATAATAATAATAATAAGTGGTCTAAAGAATCGTTTATTATATATAAACGACTTACAATGCCTAAAATAGTAAATGGTAAAAAGATCTATTCTGCCGCTGAGAAGGCAGCATATTATAAAGCAAAAGCTCAACAGAGATCAGCTCCTGTAAGACGAGCTCCTCGGTCCAAAAGTTCCTATTTAAATACGAACAATAGATATGTTCGTAACTGGAATAAGCCATATAAATACCCTGGAGTAGGTGGTGCAGTAGGTGGTACAATTGGTCATGTAGCTGGAACAACTTTAGGTGGCCCAGTAGGCGGTATGGTTGGTCATGTAGCCGGAAAAGTTATTGGTAATGCTGCACATGCTTTAGTGAAGACAGTTACTGGTTTCGGTGATTATAAAATTAGTAAGAACTCATTGATGTATAATAAGGACTCAGTTCCTTTGTTTAATGTTAGAGATAGAGTGACTCATGTGAGGCATAGAGAGTTCGTGGGAGATATACGCGGTTCGACAAATTTCGTAGGTCAAAGATATGATATTAATCCCTCAAATCCTTCTTTATTCCCGTGGTTGTCAGCTATTGCTGCAAATTATGAACAATGGATATGTCAAGGATTGTTATTTGAGTTTAAGACTACTTCAGCGACTGCTGTTTCATCGACTAATACTGCATTAGGTACGGTTGTTTTGGCTACACAATACAACACATTGGCACCCCCTTTCACTAATAAAGCTCAGATGGAAAATTATGAATTTTGTCAATCTACTGTTCCTTGTGAATCAGTAATCCATCCTATTGAATGTGATCCAAAACAAACCGCAAATAACGGTTTGTTCTATACCGAAGATATTGGTTATAATTCTAATGCTGATCCAAGATTATACAATATTGGTACATTTACAATAGCTACAGTTGGTATGCAAGCTGCTGCTACAGTCGGGGAGTTATGGGTTACTTATGATATTTGTTTCCTTAAGCCACGATTACAAGGTAATGTATCTGTAGGTGATCATTGGATTATAGCTCCAGCAACTATTGGTGCTGCTTTACCATTCGGAACTAATCCTCAATTATCTAGTTCATCTACATCTTATGTAAATGCTGGTACATCAGAGGCGGTAACGGCTCTAATCACATCTCCGTGGTCTGGAGTGGTTAATAATCAGTATCTATATATTAACCCTAATTACGTAGGTAATTTAATATTAATCTATTCAGTAATAGCACCCGCAGGAGTGGCATATCAAGATCCATTATTGAATTTATTCGGTAATATAACACTAAATTCTATTTATTATAGTGTTAATCAAAAGAGTTACGCAGCCGCAGGAAACACTCAAATACAAGTCACTGCTTGTATCAATTGTACTGGAGGTGTTAATGGAGTTATTTATCCATATATCCAGTTTTCTGGAGGAGCTCTTCCCGCAGGTACTGCAACAGATGCAGACCTAACTATTTTATCTGTTCCTTCTAATCTTATTAACTAAACATGTATGACTATTTCATATATCTTATTGAGGAATCCATTGCTTCGCTTGCGAAGCAATGGAGGGCCCCTGCCAGGCGATGCCGTACCTTAACCTAAACGTATCTATGTGATAGTCACGTTTTATTTTATCACTACCATTTTATTATCATTAGTGATATTGATAATTTTATCTATTCTTCTTAAGCATTGTTTGCTTTCGTTTTCAGTCCCACCAAATACAACTTCTGGTGGGTATTCACAAGTAATATACATTACTTTGCTATTTAGTTCAACAAATCCTCCTTTAGTTTCTACTTGATAGGGATACCTATCAGTTACATTTAAGAAGTATCTAAAAGATAGTTCTCTACCTCCTATTCCTCCTATTGGGACGCAGAAATCGTCCCAAATAATAGCTTCTTGTTGAGTGTAATTGTTCCACCATTTATGGTTTCCTTTCATGTAGATTTCATTTCTATCATGAGATTCATAAGCTATTCTGGTTTTTCCTAAACCAGCTTCTCCGTAAATCCAGCAGACTTCCATTTTTGTTTCATAATCTCTTGGTTCGAGATATAATTCTTTAAGTGCTTGAAGTCCTCTGTGATATCTGACAAATTCTCCCGGATTATTTTTAGCTACTTCTTTGAGACTGGCTCCATTTCTGATGGATTCAGCTATTTCTTCTAGATCTTTTCTTCGTCCTTGGCTTGGTCTAGTGCCAACTTCCCAAGGACCTTCTACTCTAGTTTTTTCTTTCATACAATAATCAATACAATGTTGCAAGCTTCTAGGATATTCTATTCTAGCTGTAGGAAATCTCTTTTTAGGCCATTTTCTTGCGTTCTTGAAGTATAATAGGCAGTGTATGTGTGGTGTTCCTTGTTTACCTACTTCTTTTTGCCACACTTTATACACTGTATCTTCAGCTTCTATTGCATTAATATCTTGTTGAGTGTAATTGTTAATAGTCAAGAACCAGCTTCTTGATACAATATTGTTACAATCCATATCTTTCTTTACTCTTTCATTCGATTTCTCTTCCTTAGTTGGGGTATTTCGAATGATATTGAGCGTTAGCGGTGTAGGTACTGTATTAATATCTGGTCTTAATATGTATTTTTCATTAATTATTTTTAGTTGATTAATAATGTATTGTTCAGATGTTGTCGTGTTAGTATTACCGACAACATCTGTGTTAACTTCTGTGTTATTTTGCATTTTATTGCATAATAACGTTTGTTTAGACTATTTACTGAATTATTTTAATTGAGGTCTAAACACTGTAATTATATGTATATTTCTGTACACGTTAGTGTTAAAATAAGTGGTCTAAAGATTGCATTTATGCATGTAAATGAACATGCAACAACTTAACGAATACTTGAACGAGTTAAAAATTTCTAGGGGTGCTTCTGGAGCGAGTGATTCTGGACTGCCTGATGATGAAATGATTGATTCTGCCGGATATGAGACAGAAGTTAATTTTGACGATGATACTATCATCGCTGATGCTAAGTTGTTAGCTGAAAGGTACCTTACTTATGAGGGACCTTATTCTTATGAAGATTTCTGGTCTTTTCGTGAGAAGATGTCTATTTTTGAGTTTGGGATGCCATATCAGGGTTTATTCGAGACTCCTGATTGTTTTTATTTTGATTGTGATTGTGCTCGTGACTGTACCGAGAAACAGCGGTGGTTTCTTAATTTGTTTTGGAGTCAAATGGACGATTTTTATGACGAAGATTATAAGGATGAGCATGCTAGGTTTTATCCCCTGTCCCTTTATAAGTATCACCCTTATGAGACTAAACGGGGTTATGAACATTGTTCTAGGTGTGGTGAAGATGTAGCCCCTATGGAGTTTTTTGATAGGGGTATGTGTGCAGATTGTAATGAACAAGTGTATGGTGTTAATATTGATAATTGTGTGGTTTGTTGTGATGTAAATTATATTGGTAGAGAAGGTAGATGTATTATCTGTGATATGGAGTATGATATGGATGAACCTATGGATGAAGATCAATGTGCAAGTTGTTCTAGTACTCTAGATGAAGAGGGTTATTGTGATGGTTGTGGTTGGAGTAGATAATAATAATAATAATAATAA